AGTTGATTGAGTGCTTTAATTGCTTTGTGGAGATATGAAAGACTAGCTCCCTTATTTCTATCTACCAGTCCAGAAGTGCAATAAGTGATTGCATCTTTTGCAATCTTGATACCTTGAGATGCACCTTGTGCATTAATGTTTCCTGTCGGATATGACTTCTTCGGATTGTAAATAAAATACTCTTCGATCTCTGGGAAGTCATAATCCATAGGATTATCGCTTCTCAGTTTTTGGAAAACGTTTTGCTTATCGCCTTCTTTCTTTTTTTGTTGGCGAATATAACGCATTTTCATTGCGTCAATATATCTCAACTCTTGAATACCCTCTTGGGGATTCTTCATATCAATGATCTTATGATAGTAAATTTTACCATCAATGTACCAGTTTCTATAGATTTCGTGTGCCTTCTTGTCGAAATCTAAAAGGTCGAGAATATACTTGAACTCTGAACGAATCTTTTTCTTAATACCATCGCTGGCATTTAAGTTTGACAGTTCAATCTGAACTGGAGTGTCATTCGTATCCGTTACAATAGCCTCATTCACAATATCTTCGATGGCACCATCAACCTCTGGGTGCAGTGCCATCTCACGATATCTTTTAATAAGATCAAATTCGGTACGAAATACTCCTTCAATATCGACATAAGAACCAAAAAAACCACTACTCATATAGTGGTCAACCCCGTCCTCATTATTTGGAGGGACGGGGGAGACCGCAGTAGGAGATAGTGGTTCAGTGTCCTCTATTGAGAACCCAAATAACTTTGCCATAATTTATTACTAGATTGGTCTTTTTATTATTTATTAGGCGTTTGGACCGCCAGCTCCACGAACTCTGAACGACTGAACTTGGAATTCAACCGTAAACTCTTCAAGAGTATCAGAGGAATCGTAAGAAAGATCAATCTGAGAAACATTGGTTGGGAAAATATCAACAAATTCGTATTCAGCCAGAACCGAGTTTGAACTTCCCAAGTTGTTAGTGCTATTGATTACCGAACCTCTTCCGAGTTGGTATACATTAGCATTTGTCATGTAAGACGATGGATTGGTAGCACCAATGTTATTTTCAAGTCTTGCGATTGCATCTGACCAATCTTCGAAAGCTCTTCTGAGTGAGAAGTCTTCGTCATTGATAACAGTAACAGTCCATGTGTCAATGGTTCTGTCGCCAGCTACCTTGAAGATTCTCCCTCTGAAAGGAACGTCGATTGCTGCAATGTTTTGAGCAGGAAGTGCTGCTGACTTGCACATAAATCTAAACTTACTTGCATCCCAGTTAGTAGATACTGCACTGGGGAAGGTGGTTAATTCAACCTCAAATAGATTGGGGCGTGCGCCGCCCCCCGAAAGTTCGGATTTGAATTGTGAGATTGTTCTGTTTGGTCTGGAAGTTGCCATGATTTTCTCCTCCTTTGGTTATTTATTATGTACTAGATCAAACTCTGCCAACGACCTCTTCAAAACTGACCCCAGTTCGAGTCGCAACAAACGTCAGAGTGACGTAGTTGATAGACTTGGTTGGTTTCAGGAAGATGTCTGCTCTAAACTCATTATTATCAATAACGTCAGGAGTGTTATTCGTGGTATCACAAACAACCAGGAATCCATAGAGTCCTCTCTTCGCTTCAACATCTCTGAGATAAGGTTCAACGATGTTCTTGAAGTTCGCTCTTGTCAGTTCGTCATTCAGTTCGAAGAGTTGTGCTTCAGCAGCTCTTTCGAGTGCTTGCTCAACCGTCAAGAACAGGCGACGAACGTTGATTCTATCGAATGCAGATGCATAACCGAGAGCGGTCTTATCACCAAACAGGAGTGAACCAATGCCAGGTTTCGTGACAACTGGGTTAATTCTCAGAGGATACAGTTGATCTCTTTGAGCCTTGTTTGGATTGTATGCAAGTTTGACAACATTGTTGATGATGCCTCTTTGCTGACCAGCAGGTGAGAACCAAGGATATGCTTGGATCGCGGTTCTGACCATCAATCCAGCAACGTCTGCGTTGGTAGGAATGTATCTGAACTCGTTATTGAATCTATCGTAGGTGTACTTGTAACCACAATCGAAGGTTGCATAAGATGAAGATGAAAGTGGTGAGAAGAACTCAATCAAATTATCGGTCTGTACATCTGTATTGGTCTCATTGACCAAATCACCTCTGTGTGGTCCAATGACTGCCATGCAGTCTTTTCTGCTATTTGCAAGCGAGATCAAATAGTTTGCTTTTGCTTGTGACAAGTTCTTGTCACCAAGACCAGGACCCATGATCAGGTAGTCTACTTGAATCTCATCTTTGTTTTGGAAGAGTCCGTATCCAGTAACAAGATTACCAAGAGTAGCTTCCATTCTACCGTTAGATCCAATCTCAGGAACTCCCGAAGAATAGTCTTCACCACCACCGAGCGCGTAAGTTACATTTCCGATTGCGGAGAAGGTAACGTCTTGTGCCTTCTGTCTCCAGAGTCCACCAGCAGTAGTAACTACAGTGTAATCTGTGGAGAATCCAACTGCTCTTGGCTCAGTGCCGTGGTAGAGATCTGCCGCTGCTGATGGGTTATTACCAGCGTAGACATACTCTGATTGATCTGCAACATACTGTTTATAGTAGATCTTGGTTGGAGCGTCTACGTTTGAAACAGCATCTTGTGCTTTTGACAGACTTACAAACTTCTCAAGGATTGTTCCTTGGTTTCCAGTAATTGTACCGTAGTCATCAACAACAGCAACGTGAATACCGTCGCCTCTACCATTTCTGTTCAGTGAATAGACGTTTGATACTGGTTTTGGAGCAATTGTCTTCCAGTAAATAACCGCGTTATCCAGATCAAGTGTTTGCTGGTCGTACCAGTCTTTTGCAGATACAGGAGTATATGCGGCATCGTCTGCAGAAAGTCCAGTGTTAATACCAGCATTATTAACAAAGAACAGTGAGTCTGAAGTATCAAACTGTGCATAAGATACTTTCTGACTGTAATCAATTTTTGTTTCAGTATTTACGCCAGATGTTGTTTCTACGCGAGAAACAATCTTAACATCAATCGTGCTATTTCCGCTGGTTGCGTCTGTGCTAACACCTGTAATGATACCCTTCAGATATCCATTAAAGGTAGAAGTCGTTCCAAGGCCAGCGATTACAGTATCGTTAAGTGATGCAGTAACACCATAACCAATGATAGCACCAGCAGTGTTAAGGTTAGTCGTGTTAATTCCGATTCTTTGGTCTGCAAGGTCGTCAATGACACAAACCTTGAGTCCGTTACCCCAAGAACCAGGGTTCTTTGAAGACCAAGAGTAGTTAGTTCCGCTCTCGTGGTTATTTTGGTAATCGTCGTAGTTGTCAATTCTCAGTGCTGAAGTCGATGCGATACCAACACCAGCGTTAGCGTTGTTTAAGTCGTCATCACCAACTCTAACAACCTTCAGAACTCCTCCATATGAAAGGTATGAAGCCGCGCTCATCCAATACTCATATTGAGCATCGGTAGAGAGTGGTTTGCCAAAAGTGTCGATCAGTTCTTGCTCAGTAGTGATGTCAATCGCTTCATTAACAGGTCCAATTCTGAAAGGTCCAGCAATTGCACCGATATTATCTAAAACATTATCAGCTCTTCCTACTGTTAAGTCAACCTCCCTAATTAATACACCGGGAGATAATTGAGGAGTCGCCATGTTTTTGTTCTCCGAATCTCAGTTTATCTGAAAATATTTATTAAAAAGTTACTTTTCGCAGGGGAATCCTGACGTGAACTACCAATCTGGGTATTGCCAGTGATCGGATGATTTCCTTACTCTCTTTTTAGTGCAATCTTTACACTCATAAGAATATGATGATGCAACAGCTCCTCTATCCTTTCTTGTTCTGTAAAAACTTTCAACTAAATTTTTAATCTCACCACAAGTTCTACACTTGCGGTCTTGTAAAAGAAGATGACCTAACTTTATCTGACCATCTAAGTCCATTATGATAGATAATCCCACATGTAAGCTCTGTCGCCATATTCATCAGTAAACCATCTATCTCCATCGTTATCAACAAAACTATCGCTGTTCAAACCATCATCAATAAATCCGAATGGTGACATATCTTGTTCAATCTGATTCTTCTGTTCCTCATACAATCTTTTACGAACGTCTTGATCGGTCAGTTCTTTAAAGTAGTCTTGTGCAACTAACCAGGCATATATGACAAGACACATCGCCAAGTCATCATTACACCCATCCTCAGCCTCAAATGAATTATTCTTCTGAATGAATGTGGTTAGTTCTGAAATAATTTCGTAGTCATTAAATATTAACTTATCTTCTTCAATAATTGTTTTGAGGTTAAGTGCTCCAACTTTTTTTACGGTCTTGGACATCTTGACGCCAAGTTGGGTTTTCTTACCAGAGAAACCCTGACCTACAATCTGTCCTGCTCTACCTCTCATTGAGCACATGAGGAGGTTTTGATATTCCAAATCATATTGAAGAATACTTGCTACCTGATCTCCAATATCGTTTACTTCACATAAAATAAACGCACTATTATAACTCTTTGCCACTTCCCAAATTATGTTGGGGAATAGCATAGGTTTAA